TACAGACTACCCATGAGTCCTTGTCGATTCTTTTTTCGAGCCAATTGTGGTAATCTTTCTTTGTCCACGCGTGGCAAAATTCTGGCAATATGTCTTGTATTGTCTTGAATATGAGAGACTGTACATAAACTCCGTGACCACAATTCGCTTTGGGTGGTTCGAAAATGTTTCTTGGTCTTGAGGGATCATTGACCAGCGGGGATGTACTGTCATTCACGTTGGTGTAGTAAACCTCTCCTGACTTGGTCATGCATCCAAAAGTTCTGACCATGTTTGATGGTATACCGGTCATCCATTTTTCCATCTCTTTTTCACATTGAACAAGGTATTTTTTCTTCTTACCTCGTCCCCATGCTTCTTTGCTCAAGATATATTTAGCCGGTTCCCATGGCTCGTCTGGAAATTCGAAGCTTTCTATTAATTTATCGATTTCAACTGTGGCAAACTGACTAAAGTCATCGAGGGATTCCAGATCGAAATACCCTTCAGGTGCTAAATGTCTATAAGCCAAACCGTAGAATAGATTGTGCTGCGATTTTGCTGACCATTGGAATTCTTTTACTTCTTCATCCTGGAAGTTGACTACTGTGAAGCCAGTGTCAAAAATTGGAACATTGAGATCAGTCTATCGACCCTTTTTGTCGGGGTAAAATCCTAAATTGAAGAGTGATTCAGCCTGTTGTCTGGCTGACTCTAACCTTTCGGATATATCTTCCCGATGCGCTTCCTGTATCATTAGAAGTGATCCTATGGGCTTGGACCATCCTTCCTTGATTTTGAGGTAAGGGACAGTTTCGTAGTCTTTTCTATTGTACAATATTTTCTGATCGGTCAATTCCGAATATGGCATGTGAGCTACATCGTACCTATCTCTTGTTCCCAACCCAGAAATTTCTCCAGTCTCGTAGAAATCTTTGATGGTGAAACCCTTAATTTCTTTTGTTTTTGCTGGAATTATTCTGAATTGTTTTTTGGTTTTGGGTGGTTCCTCCAGATCACCATTGACGCAAGCATCTGCCACTGTTGGTAGATATCGAGTTTTGTCATGG